TTTGCTGCTGCTCGGTTAATTCACTTGCTTTAATGATTGGTATCTCTTTAAGTCCTGCTTCCTTACAAGCCTTAAGTCGCATATTGCCACCAAGCACAACCATATCGTCATTAACTACAATAGGTCTAAGGTTTAGCATTTGTGGGAAGTCGGTTATTGACTTTACAAGCTTTCCAAACTTATCGTCTTTAATTATCCTGGGGTTGTTTGGGTTTGCTTTTACTGTGTTGATTGGTACGTTTTGTATCATAGTATTCCGTTTATTATATCGTTTGCTTCGTCTATTGCATCTTCTTGGTCTAAGTAAGTATCTACGTCTGCTATGTGCTTATTGATTAAAGTTTCTGCCATTGCATAGGTATAATGTCCTATGGTGGTCATATCGTCTCCGTTTTTACCTGTCTTACATACCGCAAGGAAGTAAGCCTTGTGGGTAAGGAGTAGCCATATAGCGTTTAGTTTTCTCATCTGCCTTGACCTCTATAAGCTTTTTCTCTTGGCGTGTGCTTATTATAGGACTTCTTTGCAGAACCTCTTTTGCGTTTGCCAAAGCTAACTTTGTTATTGTTCTCTTTAATCTTTGCCATAATTCTTTGCGTGTATATCTTTTAGAAACTCTTTATATTGTTTTTTGTCTCCGTATTCTATGTGGCACTTCCTACACAATCCCATTAGGTTTTCAATCGTGTCTCCGTCTTTGCTTCCACCCATACCCCTCGCCTCAATATGATGTATGTCTACCGCTTGTGAGCCACACACTTCGCAAGGAATGAAGTCCGTTTTTTTATACCCCATTCCCTGCAAATATATTTGTGTGTGTTTCTGCATACTTTCCCCATTAAATTTTCCGTTGATTAATAATTAAAAAATTTAAGTATGCAAATTATTTTCCGTCTATTTCTTTTAGTTTATTAATTGCCCATTCAACTCCACTTGTACCGCCCCAAGCATCCCACATCAAACCGCCACAACCTTCACTATAAGGAACGTCTTTATGTTGTTGGTGTCTTTTAAATGAAGCCATTCGGGCAATCGTATCTCTACTAATCGGCTCACGATTTGCTAATTGATTTGCTCTTGCTTTTCCTGTTGCTTCTCCGCAAGAACCCCAACCATTTTTCTCAGCCCATTCTAAAGCTCTTTTTGCATTATTAGTTGCACTTTCAGGATAGTCGGTATAGCTATCTGCGAACTTGCCACCTGCAAGGATAGCCTTCCAAACTTTGTTAGCTTTCTCTTCGGTATCGTAAACGCAACCGCCTGAGCCTATTCTATATTTCCCGTTAGAGCATTTTATTACTGGCATAGTTTACTATAAATATACTTTCGGTCTAAATTTATCTCGTCAAAGTTATACTTCTTTTGGCAGAACTCAAATAGCTTTTGTCCGCTTTCCTTTCGCATATCCGCATCGCTTACTAAATCTCTTATATGTTTATACCAATCCTTCTGGCTTTTAACGTAATGTACGGGCATATCTAAGTACGGATTGACATAGCTAACAATAGCAGGGTTCTTTTTAGCAGCCGTTTCTAATACCTTTAAGTTTGACTTCATAGCGTTGAACTTGTTATCTACGAGTGGAATAACTGAAATGTCCGAGTCCGTATAAGCACCCATATATTCCGTAACTTTTGCATAGTTATAGATCGTAGGGTTTAGCTTTAAACCACAAGTGAAGCTATCTATCATTTTATCCCATATAGGCTTCTCCCCGTCATTGTAACCTGCTATTACAGTTCTTATGTTCATACCTTGTAACCTTTTAAACGGCTGCCTAAGTATCTCTAAATCTCGCTCGTGCGTTCCGCTACCGCTCCAAAATAATCTAACCTTGTAATCTTCGGTCTTGTTATCCTGGAACTGCTCTTGCCCGTAAGGTAATGCGTTTGGTAAGATGTGTACGTTCTTATTAAATGGGCTTATCTCTCCTGCTAACCTTTCGTGAGTGCAGGTGCAAAGGTCTGCAACTTGTAAGTAATCGGTAATTTGTTTACCTATGTTATTGTATTTGTATCGGTAATATAACAAATGGCTTTCGCTAAGTTCCCAGTAATCGTCATTATCGACTACTAATTTAAAGCCGTACTTAGTGCGCCAAGTGTCCATTTGCTTTGCATCTATCTCGTTAAGCATTCTATTCATTAGCACAATATCCCAACCCTGCTCAAGTAGTTCGTCATTCAATACATCGGTAATAAGTGCATACTCTTTTTCCATATAAACAATAGGCATCATAATTCGGTGCAGTCCTACACCCGAATTGGCTGAAGTTATACAAAGTATTTTCATAAGTTTATATAATATGTTTTATTCCCATTTGTATAAGCAGATACATTGTTGCTATGCAAACTCCACGTCTTTTGTACTAATTCATTTTTATTGTAACCATAAGCATCAATGCTATTTTGCTCAATATGATTAGCGGTATATTCTTTAATAAATTTCGTATGCAAACCTGCTGCCCTGCATCTCGTACAATAATCTAAATCTATTGCTCCGTATGGGTCAAGTTCTTGATTGAATGCACCAACTCTTTTTATAGTTTCTTTTGTGATAGTGAAGTTGCCAATTAAATCAGCCGTGTCATTACCTGTACTATGTAAAGGAATAGAACAAATACCAATAGTTTTGTCTTGTAAAAAGTCATTTCTTATTTGCAACCAATTATCAGGTTCTAATATATCGTTACCCATAATAGTTACATAATCTATATTATCAAAGTTTAAATTCCTTAATCCTTTATTACTTGCAAATGCTATACCTTCTTCATTAATGATAGTTACTATATCAATATGCTTACCTGCATTTTTGATATTCTCAAACAATGTATTAATGTTCCTATCTTTATAGTTTAAGTATACTATTGCATTCATTATCTTATGTTTGAGCCGATTTCTCGTGCAGGAACTCCTGCGTATTTAGTATTTGGTTTTGCATCTCCTTTTACAAATGCACTTGCTCCTATCATACAATTTTCTCCTACGTTTGCAAATTGATGTAAAACTGCGTTTAATCCTATGTTAGCACCTTTGTCAATAATAGAATGCCCACCTATTTTTGCTCCGCAACTTATAGTAACATTATCTAAAATAGTGCAATCGTGTCCTATGTGTGCGTGTTTCATAATGAAACAATTATTACCAATAAAGGTATCAATCTCCGTTCCTGCGTCTATTGTTACAAGTCCTGTAATAACATTGTTATCGCCTATGTAAACTTTGCCTTTTTCTTTTTGCCAAAACTTCTTATGCTCGGCTTTGTCGCCTATAATACAATAAGCACCAATGTAGTTGCCGTCTCCGATAATTACGTTATCGCCAATGATAGCGGTAGGGTGGATAAAGTTAGCCATTCTTTTTTTTATTTTTAGGTTTAGGTTGTTCTTCGTACCAAGTGTAAAGGCGTTTAATCATATCGAAAATACAATTACCGCACCATACTGTTAAGATAAAATCTGCACTCATATACTTGCGATAAATATGCTCGTACATTTTTAAAATGTCCAAATCAATATTTCGCACATAACCATTTTGGACTGTATGCCAATTACCAACGTGTTGATCTAAAAAGTTGCGGTGTTCTATTTCCATAAGTTCCACATTATTTTTGAAACCATTGGAGCAACTGCTCCTGGTATAAATACAAACGCAATAACATCGGTACATATTGCAGGTAGTAAATATAAAGCCAAACCTGTCCAAGCTGCTAAACAACTCGTGCAACTAAAAGGCTTAAAATCTAATTTCCACTTCCTATGAAATTGGTGTATCTCTACAAAGAATATTGCAAAGCATATTGCTGCTATAATTATCATTTGCGTAGTTGTTTTTTAAGTTCTCGTTTAGTTAGTTTTAATTCCCTATGTATTGACATATAAGGAATACCTGTAACCCTACTTAATTCTTTAGCGTTACAGTTGTGCTTAATAGCGTACACTCTTAAAAGTTCTGCTTTATACCAGTGCATTTTAGATAACTCGTCTTCTACTTTGTTAAGTAAATCTTCGTCTCTATCGTGTACTATTAATTCTACTTCTAAAGGTTTGCGGTATGTTCTATAAAATTGGCTTGTATTACTTTGCATCATATTAATCATTGTTCTAACCAAGTAGAACTTTAATACGTTGCGTGTACGCATATCAATTAAACGTTCCTCTTCCATTTCACATAGCACCTTAAATAATTCGCTTCTTAAATCGTCTTGTAAATCTTCAGGCTGCATTTTGTCTATTGCTTCCTTAAGTTCTCGGCTTTCCCAAAGTTCTAATATGATGCTATTCTTGTTCATATTCTTTTAAGGTTAGTTTGCCGTTGTCTTCGGTTGCTATATAACAAAAACAATTTGCCGTTTTTGCTAAGTTTAAAAATGCTATTTGATAGCTGCTAAGTTTATCGCCTATTGCTTTGGTTTCGCAATAAACCGCAACTCCTGTTTGTGTATGAAAGCCTACTACATCTGGAACTCCTTTAAGACCTATGAAGGTGCGCCCACGAACCGCAAGATTGTTATTGCGCCATACAAAGCACCCGTTTTTGTTTAGGGTTTTGATTGCTTCTTTGGTTAATTCGTTTGCGGTCATAAAGCAAAAATATACTAAAGTTCTTGATATTGACAAATACTTTTAAATATCTGATAAGCTACCTGAGGAACTATTGCATTTCCGTAGGCTTTGATACTTTCGTTTTTCCATTTTGAAAAGGTAATGTTGTCCAATTCTTTGGGAAGCCCATCACCTGTTCCACAAACAGGGGAGACAGTTGGGAATGTGTCCCAAGCATTTCGTTTATTACACTCGGCAAATCGGAATCTCCTTTCCAATTCTCCGTTTTCCATCTTGGATTGTAATCCGATTTTGTAGGGGTTGGAAGCAACCCTTGTCTCGCTAATTTTGTCAAGCTTAATTGGTTCTCTTTTTCTCCTCCCCTCATTTTGTAACCCTCCGAAGCAAGTGGTGTAGGCAATAAACCAAATTCGGTCTCTTCGGTGTGGTGCGTTAACGGCACAAGCTGGAAGTAAAAACGGGAGGACTTCGTAGCCTTCAGCTTCCAACTCAGTTTGCACCTCGTCGAATACCAATCCCCCGTTCCAATTAGTAAGTCCGCGAACGTTCTCGCCCACAACCCAACTTGGCTGAATTTCCCGAATTGCTCTAAGCATTTCCGGCCAGAGGTGTCTCTCATCTTCTTTGCCAAGTCGCTTTCCTGCACTTGAGTAGGGTTGGCAAGGGAAGCCTCCACTAATGATGTCGATTGATCCTCTGTGAATAGTGAAATCTGTTTTTGTGATGTCATTGTAAGATATTGAATTTGGGAAGTGATGTTTTAAAACTTTTTGACCAAAGGTGTTCCATTCGCAATGAAATACGTTTTCCCAACCGCACCATTCGGCTGCTAAATCAAAGCCACCTATTCCGCTAAATAAACTGCCGTGTCTCATTTGAATGTTGTTTTGTTTTGTTTAATTTGTTCCTCAAAAAATAAAGCTACGGCAACTGCTCGAGCCTGGTTCTTAAGCCAACTTTCAGTCCATTCGTCTCGGTACTGCTTTGCGCTTATTATGTCCATTTTATTAGCCTTGTAGGTAATAATCTCCATAAGTTTCTTTTTAGCAACTGCGCCATCTTCTTTTGTCCACTTCTTTATGCCTGTACTATTAAGCTTAGTAAATACGCTTAGTGGGTTAAACAACCTGTCAAAAGTTCGGTTTTCCAAAAGCTTATACTCTTGGTAACTGTAATCAATTATCTCTAAATCGGTTAAGTGTGGTATTGCTTCAACTCGTTCTTGTGGCATCATTTTTCTTACTTCGTTTGCTTTTTTCTTGTACCTATCCATAACCTGACTAAAGTAAGCAGGACTAAAGTTCTGGTAGTGATCTATAAAGTCATTAGATACCATTTGCTTAAACGCTACTTTAACTTCGTTTATTGTAAAGTTTCCGTATTCAGTCCTTATCCAATCTTCTAAGATTGCTAACTTAACTTCGCCAGGATTGTTGATGCCTACAAGCTGCATAAGGTAAACAAGGTTTTGTTTAAATATGGTAGAGTTCAGATTGCGAACCCTCTCGCCCGAAAATGCGGTCATAATCTCTTGCTCCGTAGGAAGTAGAGTGGATAAAGTTGTAGTTTTTAAGGTTTTCAAGTTCGTGTTTATCAAGCTTTCGTTGATTATCTGAAGTTCTTTTTGCATCTTCTTTTAGGTTAAATAGACCTTTCCAACCATTTGCCATTGACTGATTAAGTATTTTTATAGCAATGTCTTCTTGTCCGTTTGATAATTTTGTTAATTCTTGTAAGGTAGCAAGTTCGCTTTGTGTTGTTCTATATGTAAACTTAAATTGTTTTTTCTTGTAATCCTTCCAATCAAACCACATTTTTTCAAATTCCTTAGAAACAAAAGGAAGCTCTATTATTTCTTTTATTTCCTTTATTTCTTTTCCTTTCCTTTCCTTTATAGCATTGCGGTCGCTATGCGGTGGCATTGCGGTCGCATCATTTACATTAGAAACCCAACGTTTACGAGCGTTTTGACTTGCCTTCTTGCTCTTACTATCCCTTTCGTCTATGCGTTTTTGTACCGACATACTACCAAAGTTTTCGCCTTCAAATACAAATAAACCAAAGTCGTGTAATACGCTATGCACAACTTCGCTATGCACTCGCAGGTCATAAGCTATGCCATCGCAATCCGTTCGCAATGCGTTTGCATTATTGTATAGGTCTTCAATGATTGCCCAGAATACCCCATAACCGAGCATTCCGTGTTTCCTAATAAGGAATTTAATCTTCTCGTCATTACGGCTATTATAGTCGTGTGAGAAGTAAAAGGTATCTTTTGCCATAAAAAAAGAAAAGACCCAAGAAGGAGCGAACTTCAAGGGTCTTTATTATTTAACCACTAAACACATTATGGGTTCGCTCTTCCTTAATGTGTCTTATATTTATGTTGCGAATATATACTAAATTTCTTTAAGTTCTAATTTTAAGCAAAGTTTTTTTAGCTTAGTTTTAAACCAGTCCTCAGTTTCTATTAAGTTATTCGCTTGTTTTATGTTATGGATAGCAGTAGTATGGTCGCTTGTTCCTGTGTACTGGCTTATCTCCTTAAGGCTTAATTTAGTATAACGCCTTAGTAAGTATGCCGCAGCTTTGCGCCCAAATGTTGTTTTTAAACTCCTATCCTTAATTAATACATCGCACTCAAACTCTTCGTCTACCAATTTGACAATAGTTCTCGCACCAATGTCTAACCCTAAAGGCTCGTTATCTTCTATGCCTAACAATCCCAACTGCTGCATCATTTCGTGAAGTTGCAAGTGGGTGTTGCGTTGTGCGAAGTATAACTCCTTTAATTGTCTTATTGATATATCCTTTTTCTTATTCAGCATAATTAAAACGGCAATCCTTCCGTATCTTCTTTAGGTTTAAAATCATTTACATAAATCTTGTAATCTGGTTGTTTGTCCTCGGTCTTGTAAGCGTTTACCCACATTGAGTATTTAACATCATTGATTGTAAAATTAATTACTTCTCCTTTAGCGGTCTGCTTTTTCCAAGCACCTGCACTCCATTTTTTTTGT